ATGAGTAAAACAGAATTGCTCGAAGTTTTAGAGCAAGCCTACAGCGCAACCTCAGTAGTGCGCGAAAAGCGACCACGCAAGAACGACATTCACCCGACTATGAAGCCAATCGCACTCGTTAGCAAGTTACTCAAAAACAGTTGCGTGAAAGACAACCTAGTCCTTGACCAGTTCGGCGGATCTGGTTCAACACTTATCGCCTGTGAGCAACTAGGGCTTAAGGCGGCGATTGTAGAACTTGACCCGAAGTATGTTGATGCCATTTTGCAGCGATGGGAAAACTTGACGGGCCAGAAAGCCGAGCTAGTTAATGCCAGCCGGTAGACCATCAAAGCCATTAGAGCAAAAGCGCTTATTGGGCAACCCAGGGCGCAGACCGCTGCCAGAGCTAGGGGCGCTTCAAATTCTCCCAGGCGCAACTGAGATACCCGAACCAAGCCGACCATTACTTAAATACGGTCGAGAGTTATGGGACAAGGTGTGGGAGCAGGGCTTGAATTGGATTAGTCCAAATACGGACTCAGAGCTTCTGCTAATGACCTGCGAAATGATTGACGAGCGCTGGAACTTGCGCGTGAAGGTAATGCAAACAGATGATGCGCGACTCCGGCGAGGACTTCGCGAACTAGATCGTCAAATCATTAGCAATCTGTCCCTGCTTGGGTTTACACCATCCGACCGAAGCAAGCTAGGCGTTGCAGAAGTCAAGGCGATGTCTAAGCTAGAAGAAATCCAGATGCGAAAGGCAAACCGTGTGGCCACCCCAATGGTTGACACCAGTTCCGCAGAGTGACTTAGACAACGGCGAGGGCGAGGTTTCGATTGACTTTGCCGAAGCCTTTGGAATAGTCACGAAAGATTCGATAGCTGGAAAAGCTGGCGAACCCCTGCATCTTCGCGAATGGCAAAAAGAACTAATGCGCCATGTTTTCGCTGGCGATGATGAAGGCTACCGACACCGCATCTCGCTGATCGGGATGCCACGCAAGAACGGCAAGTCAGCACTCGGTTCGGTGTTTGGTCTTTACTCGCTGATTCTCGGCGCTCGCGGTGCTGAGGTTTACTCGGTCGCTGCTGAAAAGGAACAGGCCCGTATTGTGTTTGCCGATGCTAAGCGCATGGTTGAAGCTTCACCAGAACTCAGCGCAATCACGAAGCTCTACCGTGATGCCATCGAGTTACCAAAGGCAGGTTCGGTCTATCGTGTCCTATCAGCCGAAGCTTATTCCAAAGAAGGCCTCAACCCGTCAGCGACAATTTTCGATGAGCTTCACGCTCAGCCAAATCGTGAGTTGTTTGATGTTATGTCGCTTGCTATGGGTGCGCGTGGTCGCTTATCAACCCTCATCGCCATCACAACCGCTGGCGTTCGCACCGACACAACTGGTCAAGACTCAATCGCATACTCGCTCTATCAGTATGGGCAGAAGGTCGCGCGTGGCGAGGTGGATGACCCCTCGTTCTTCATGGCTTGGTGGGAAGCACCAGCCGAAGCGGATCACCGTGACCCTGAAGCGTGGAAAGTTGCTAACCCTGGCTTCGGTGACATCTGTTCTGCCGAGGACTTCGAGTCAGCGGTTCGCCGAACACCAGAGCCAGAGTTCCGAACTAAGCGCTGTAACCAATGGGTTTCTAGTGCCGTTAGCTGGCTACCAACGGGCGCGTGGGACACTTGCGCAGGCGATACCTCACTAGATGGCAAGGACTATGTTTTAGGGCTTGACGGCTCGTTTTCTGGGGATGCGACTGTTGTGACCTTCGCGACCATCGAAGAAGTTCCGCAGGTTGGCATTGTTGGCGCTTGGGAAAAAGACCCAAACATTCACGATGACACTTGGCGAGTAGATGTCCTAGAGGTCGAAGAAACTATCCGCCAGTTTGTGAAGGCAAACCCGAATGTCAAGGAAATCGCGTGTGACCCTTACCGCTGGACACGCACAATGCAAGTCTTGATGGAAGAAGGCTACCCAATCGTTGAGTATCCTTCGACCAACGCTCGCCGTATGGTTCCGGCTTGCGCCAAGTTCTACGATGCCGTAGTTGATGGCAAGATGATCCACGATGGCAACCCACTACTAGCGCGACATTTGATGAACGCGGTTATCAAGGTTGACCAACTCGGCCCTCGCATCGTGAAAGAAAACAGAGCTTCTCAACGCCGAATAGACGCTGCAGTAGCAGCCGTTCTTGCCTTTGATAGAGCAACGGCTAGTAGAATGGAAGAAGAACCGCTAGTTCCGCAATTTTTCGTCTAAGGCTGGTTATGGCAAGTGTATTTGACAGACTGTTTCAAAAGCGGTCAATCTCGTTTCAAACCCTATGGGGTAACGGTGACGAACTCGTATTAGGTAACCAGTCTGGAACCTATGTCACGCAAGATTCGGTGTTCAAGGTCAACGCCATCTTCTCAGCCGTTAGCCTGATTGCTGACACAATCTCTACCCTGCCACTCGATGCCTACATTCGCGTAGACGGTGAGCGCCGTGCTTTCCGACCAAGACCAGAATGGGTGCAAAAGCCAGATGTTGACCTAGTGTCAAAGGAACCCTTCTACAACGCGGTAATCGTGTCTATGCTTCTCGATGGCAACGCGTTCGTGCGTGTCTATCGCGATGCCTCGGGTAGAGTTCTGAATCTTGTTGTCCTGAACCCTCGCGATGTAGAGGTCGTGCGCAACGGCATCGGTCGAGTGATGTTCCGACTTCAGGCGAATGATGAACTACTTTCCAGCGAGCAGATTCTTCACATCGTTGATGTCCTAAAGCCAGGCGAGATTCGTGGTATCTCACGCGTTGATGCACTCAAGGAAAACTTCGGACTCGCAATCGCACTAGAGTCCTACGCCGCTAGGTTCTTTGGTCAAGGCGTTTCGATGGCTGGACACATCGAGTTCCCAGGCAACCTGCTACCAGAACAGGCTCGCGATCTATCCGCAAGCTTCTCATCTCAGCACGGTGGGTTCCGCAAGTCGCACAAGGTCGGCGTTCTATCCGGTGGCGCAAAGTTCGTTTCTACCAGCATCGAGAACGATAAGGCGCAGTTCATTGACTCTCGCCGTATGGCAGTTGAGGATGTCGCTCGCGCGTTCAACATTCCTACCAACCTGCTAGGGCTACCAGGAACTAACACTTACTCAAGCGTTGAGCAAAACAACATCGCCTTCGTGACTCACACTCTCCGACCAATTATCCAGAAGCTAGAGGGTGCGTTCTCGACGCTACTCAACACCGAGCCTGGCGGTCAGTTTGCTTTCGTGAAGTTCACCATTGACGGACTACTACGAGGCGATGCCAACTCTCGCTTTGCCGCTTACTCGAACGGATTGCAGTCGGGCTGGCTAACACTAAACGATGTTCGCCGTTATGAGGACTTGCCACCGCTAGAAGGTGGAGATACTGCGCGTGTTCCGTTGGCTAACATCTCACTAGCCGATGCAGGACTTATCGCGGAAGATAAGAAGGTTTTAATGGCTCAGCGCCTAGTAACCGCAGGATTCTCGCCAGCCGAAGTCTTAGCCGCGCTACAAATGCCAGAAATCGCACACACCGGCGTTCCAAGCGTAATGCTTCAAGGTGTCGCTCAGATTGACCCTAACGATCCGCAGAGCGTTTACGAGGTCTAATGATTAGCTCAGGCACTCAGATTATCGGCACGACTTCATCTCAGATTGATGGTAACTCGGTGCATTGGGTAAGCCTCACTATTCGCAACAACGAGGACACCAAAACGCTATTCTTGGGAAACTCCGATGTCACAATCGCGAACGGTTTACCATTGGACAAGGGTTCAACGCAAACTTTCACAATCCCACCAGGAGCAAGCTTGCACATGGTTTCAGATAGCGGAGCGCATAGCGTTTCATGGTTGAGAATCGAGCATCACTAAATGCCATATTTTATTTGGAATGAATCCCCTGAGTGCGCCGGTTGGGCGGTAGTCAAAGAAGATGGCGAAGCTATCGGTTGCCACAAAGACAAGCAATCTGCAATCGAGCAGATGGTTGCCGTATCAATAGCCGAGAACATGGAACCAGGTGGCACTTACGATCCGACACCGAGGGTAGGTGCTAACGGTGAAAATGAATACCGCAATCCGTGTGAGGACTGCGATGGCAAGTGTGGCGTATGCGGTGAAAAGCGCGCGAATGTAGAAGATTTAGAAGTCGGTCAGTATGTCCAGTTCATCTCAGGCGATGACATCATTACTGGCGAGATTTACGCAATCAACGGCTCGCGCCTCGAGGTCAAGGTTTATGACGAAGAAGATGGCGTATGGATGGAAACTGACCTAATCGTTTTGGTTGAGGCAGAGAGAGTCCAAGTAGTAGAGAACCTGCCAACCGAAGAACCAGATGTCGAGGATGACATTTCAGACGATGACGAAATGCGTCAAGTCAACCTAACTCCGCCAGCCTACATGCGCGCAGCTGCCCGTCAGGGATTGCGCTACTACGAAGAAGGACTCGGTGGCGATGGACTGGTTGAAAGAACTATTCGCGAAGCTCGCGCGATGGCAGCCGGAAATGTCACAGCTGACAAGTGGGTTAGGATTCGCGCTTGGATTAGCCGTCACCTTGTGGATTTGGATTCTCCAGCCGCTAGACCTGATTCCCCTGATTATCCTAGTCCTGGCGTAGTCGCGCACTTGCTTTGGGGATCGGGGCCAAGCAAGCGAGCAGCACAACGCGCATTGGCTTATGCCGAAGGTGTAGTCGCTAGACTAGAAGCAGAAAACGAAGGCAGAGCGAAAGGCGAAGCATTGTCAAAAGTTGAAACTCGCGTAAATTCCACGCAGTTTGAGATTCGCGAGGAAGCTGACGGTATGCGTTTCAGCGGTTACGCTGCCGTATTCGACTCACCATCCGAGCCACTTCCATTCATCGAGCGCATCCAGCGCGGAGCTTTCCGCAAGACCTTGCGTTCTCGCAACGATGTCAAGTTTCTTTGGAACCACGATTCTGGTGAGATTCTAGGCTCCACTCGCGCCAAGACACTAACCCTAACCGAAGATGATCGCGGTCTAAGGGTAGAGGGCATTCTGCCAAACACTTCACGCGGTCGCGATGTTGCCGAGCTTCTAAAGCGTGGCGATGTTGACTCAATGTCTTTTGGCTTCTCAGTTCCTGCCGGTGGCGATTCATGGTCATCTGATGGCAACGAGCGCACTCTAAAGTCCGTTCGCCTTCACGAAGTATCCCTAGTCGCTTTCCCTGCCTACCCAGGCACTAAGGGTTTGCAGTCCGTTCGCGGAATTGACAAGGTAGCCGAGCGCGCTGGCGTAGATGCTGACGCACTAGCTGATGCGCTACTAAAGATTGAGGATGGACAGTCAATCACTTCCGAGGAGAAGGAAATGCTGTCACGCGTTATCGGTGACCTATCGCCTGAGTCCGCTGAGTCCCCTGAGGCAAAGCCTGACCTTTCGATTCTCAACCTAAAGAAGAAGAAGCTAGACTTGCTCGCGAAAGGAATTATCTAATGGCAACCAAAGCTGAAATCAAAAAAGCAATCCTTGAGGTTGCAGGTAACCCAGTATCGGGCGCTATTGCCGATCTAGCAGACTCGATGGCAGACGCTGTATTCGCCATTGACAATCCGCCTTCATTGTTGAAGGGCGAGGAAAAAGAATCCCGTGTAACCAAGCCGGCTGAAACGAGGTAATGCTCTCTCCCTCGAGCCGCCAAGAATCAGGATTCTTCCCCACCAGTCTTTTCCCCTTTCTACTGGTGGGGTTTCCTTTTGGTAGAGTTTTAGAACAGGCTCTATCTCCGCGCAGTTAGAGTGAACCCTCATCGCTTTGGTGAGGGTTTGTCTTTATCAAGACCCCTAGACAAATCGTGTCTATGCACACTTGTAGTAAACTAAAAATACGGGTTGTGAGTTAGCTCTACCCTGC